ATCATGATTATAGATATATTGCCGAAATTTTTTATAGATTTTTGTCGTATCATTATAGCGATAATTTGTAGCAATAGTAACAAAATATGTATAATTGTAAAGAAAATGATAAATGAAAACTTTTTCACAGATCACATCTAAAAGTAAAAATCTGACATTTAAATGTATATGTCACGTTTATATATTTTATAAAAATAAAGAAATATGTGAAGCGCCAAAAGAACAAATATATCGAATTGCGAATTCCATCAAAGTACAAATCTCTTTTTTACGAAAAAAGAGAAAAAATTAAGGAAGAAATTGACAAAATTCTAAATCATCAAGAAGAATTAAAACTAATTGAAAGTACAGATAACTATGATGAGCGTGTTTTTTTCACAATTGATGAGCTATACTATCAAAAACTTGAAGAATTAGCTAAAAAGTATAATCTCAAAATCTCAAAAATCATAAGATCTATATTCTTTCAACTAATTTAAATCTTTTTTTATTTCTTTTTTCTCATGAAGAATATATTAAGCTATTAAATTCTCAAATATTTAAATTTGTCATATTTCAAACTTTTAATTAGGCGAAAAAGATGGCCTCATTAAAAGAAATAATAGATGAGTTAGGCAAAACTGCAAAAGAACAAAACAAGATAGCTTCAAGAATTTTAAAAATTAAAGGTCTAAAAAGACTAGTAGTCCAATTAAATGCAGTTCCACAGGATGGCAAAGTAAGATATAGCATGACAATCCATAGTCAGAATAACTTTAGAAAACAATTAGGAATAACTGCTAATGATGCCGAAGATTTAAGATTAATCTCAGAATTCTTAAATAAATATGCTGACATTCTAAATGAATATGTAAAATTTACGCCTAGAGGTAATAATACTACTCAAGTTGAGGAATTGGAATTAGAAAGTGAAGAACAAAAACAAAAATCAAGTCAAAAAGAGGAAAAAACACAGAAAAAGAAAGAGAAAAAGAATGTTGAAGACGAATTTTAAAATGTCATAAGTTACGATTTTTTTTATGAGTAGTGATTTCCAGTTTTTGGATAAAGTCAAGTCTCATTCTTTTTTTTACAATCCAAGAGATACAGAAAGAGTTTTAAATATAATTCTCTCTGGAAAGCAAATTGAAGAAAGAAAAAAAATCGAGATTTTAAAAGCTTATAAACGCGGAATTGATCAACAATATTTTCAAAGCTATTTATTATTTAATGATGAAATTAAATTTATTTCGAAAATTACAAGTTTCAAAGTAAAAGATGGTTCAGTAATAGCAAAATTTCAAAATGGATTTACTGGTGAATTTGACCCACATCTTATAGCTGATAATCCTGAAGATTTCTATAATTTGATAACTAGTTATATGTTTGTAAAAATTAGAAAAGGCATAAATGATTGGCATATTTATGATATTTATTCAATTGAGCCACCAAATAATTACGAAATTGCAAAAGAATTATTTGACTTAGCAAATCAAGAACATCAAACATATGCTCTTCTGCTTCAAAGCTTTGGATATGATGTCACGAAAATGGATACAACTGATATATTTCTATTTTTGCCAAGACTATTTCCACTTTTTAAATCTCCAATTACAAAGAGACAGATAAATTATATTGAAATTTCAAATAGAGGAACTGGAAAAACTACAACTTTTATGATTTTACAAGAAGTTTTCAATTTTCGTTATTATACTGAACCACCGACTTATGCCAATTTAGTTTATGATGCTCGTAATAATATGTACGGTGCAGTATTTCTATCGAATGGCTTAATTTTTGATGAAATTCAAACTTGGAAAAATGGATTTTCAGCTAAAGAATTAAATACTATAAATTCAACTCTAAGCACTGGTATAGAAAATTGTATTTGGACTAGAGGCGCTGGAACAGAGTCAAAATCTGCTACTATTCAAAAATGTATTCCAATAATTTACGCTGGAAATCCATACTCTTACACAATTAATAGACTAATGGCTCCAGATGTTGAAGATTATCTACAAAATTACGAAATATTTACATCTGCAATTTTGGATAGAATTCATATTATTCAAATTGCAATTAAAAAAACTTATGATAAAATTATAAATGCTCAAGTATTATATCCTTCAATTTTGAAAGCTTTAATTGAATTAATTCAGCAGAAGATAAATAGTATCAATAATTATGTAAATTGCGAAAATTTAGAATCCAGAAGACAAGAGCAAAGTATTGATATCCAAATTTTATTACAAGCGTTAGATGTTGATTTACAAATTGGAAAAGTGCAAAATGAAGAAGTTTGCAATAAAATAATAAACTTAATGAGATTTTTCAATTTAGGAGAGTGAAATTATGAACTATGAAGAATTTGTAAAACAAAGCTTTAAAATGAAATATCCAGAGGATACAATATTTCCATCAGAAATTGGAATATGTTTCAGAAAAAGTTATTTGAGTAGAAAATTTGAGTTTGAAAGAGGAATTAATGAAATTAGTCTAGATCTAGGAGAACAACATCATGAGAGAATAGAAAATTATTTTGTCGAAAAATTAGGCTGTAAAAGTGAAGTTGAAGTAAAAGGCGAAATTGAAGGTCTAAAAATATCGGGTAGAATTGACTTAATTTGTAATAACGATCTTATAGAACTAAAAACTATTACAAGTAATTACTTTAATATAAAGGAATATCATCTCTATCAAGTTTCAATTTACTATTATTTATTACAACAACAAAACTATAAAATTGATAATGTCTATATCATATATTTAAATAGAATAAATAAAGAAGTTAAACAATTCCAAATAAATAAAAAAGTATTAGACGAATATATGAAAAAAACAATTGACTGGATTAGAAAATTTAAAGAATTTATGAAATCGCAAGATTATAAAACTATACCTGGAGCGAATAATTATCTATGCAAAGCCTGTGAATTTAGAGCAAAATGTTATGGTTCCTTATTTTGAAAAAATAAAAATATTTTTATTTGTCATAACGTACAATATCAATCGTGAAAATATGTCAGATATATATGAAGTAAAAAAACAACAAATTAAACAAAAAATAGAAGAGATGGATGATAATCAAATATTAAAACTTCTAGAAAATGCTTTTATCTTCAATAGAAAGGTTGAACTGATACTATATACAAAATCCGATAATTCGATAACTGGATATATTAAAATTGCTAATAAAATGATAAAATTCAAAATATGGTTTTCAACTTTCGGCAATACGAAAAGTGTAACTATTGGCAATATAACAAAAATTGTGAAAGGCTGATAGAAAATGATAGATTATGAATTCAATTATGATGAAATAAAAAATGATCTAGAAAATGTGATAAATGAGTTAACAGAAATCAAAGAAAAATTGGAAGAATTAATGAAGATTGTTAGCTATTATGATGAATTATACGACTATTACGAATTTGCAAAAAGTAAAATTGAGGAATTAGAAGATGTGATATTTCAAATAGAAAATATAATTTACAGTTTCAAGTAAAAAATATATTTTTAAAAGAAAAAGAAAAAAGAATTATTTAGCTAAATAAACTCGTTTTTTATATCGGCCACTTTGTGGGTTTAATTCTTCACGTATTATTATCAATCCTTTCTTCTGCATATTATATAACCTTTTGACCATGATAGCATCATATTTATTGGCCCAACTGAATTTTCTGATGAGTTCATCTCTCCATATGCCCTCGGGATGTTGGGCTAAAAAATCTAAAATCTTTTTCTCTTTGGGACCAATTCTAACTTTTCTTACTTTTTGTTCACTCATTTTATCACCAATATATAATATGTCTAAACTTATATTTAAACTTTTCTTTATGCTTTTACGTTTATAATTTACGCTATCTACATTTCTCTAATTCAGAAATAATATGACAAAATTGAAAAAAATAGGTCAAAAAAATAGAAAATAGAAAGTTAAAACTAAAAAAGAAAAAAATTAACTTTATTTTGGTATAATTTCAATTGTATTATCATTCTCAACAATTTCAAAATGTTGACAACTTGATATTGATATTAATTTGTGTTTTTTGTTTAACTTTAACGATAATTCTGGATCATTTGAAACCAACACTGTTTCACATTTTTTGCATTTAATGTATACATAGTTATCTTTTTTTTCGATTTCCACATAATTCATATTTTTCGCCATATTTACATTATGTCATTCCACTTATTTAAACTTTTCTCTCTTTCTTTACCTTTCGATTTTACACCATATAATTTACATCAGCTTTGAAATTTTATTTAAAAAATGAGAAAAATTCTTGATAAAATTAGGAGAATTAGAAATTAGAAAAATTGGAGAAATTGTAGAAAAGAAAAAAAGAAAATTGGAAATTAAAAAAATTGTGGCTTTACCAACATTCAGACATATATCTCTTTACAACTCTTTCTGAAACGCCTAAAATTTGGGAAATTTGGGCTATGTTAAAACCTTTTCTTGCAAGCTCGTGAGCTATACTTATCTCATCATCTCTTGAACTTATATAATATCTTGAACCGTTTACGCTTACAACTTTCATTCTTTTTTCACCAATATAATCTATGTAAAAGCTCATATTTAAAGTTTTCTCTCTCTTTTTATCTTTCTATCTTTCGAAACTTTTAACGTTAAACCTCTTAATTTACAATTTCTGTTAACTTTGAAATTTGATTTGAAAACTAAAAAAAATTAAACATAAAGATAGATAATAAGAAGAATGAAACTAAAAAGTTAAAAGATAAAGTTAGAAAAATAAAAATGAACCAATAAAGAGAAAAAAACGTTAACTTAATACAAATAAAAAAATTATTAAGATTTAGGAAGTAATAGATAAACGTTATCGCCTGCATTTATTTTCACAATAAAATTCTGCTTTAACCATGAAATGTATTTTAAACCACAACCAGGTATCGGATTGTAGAAACATGTTGTTGAAACTTCATGCCATTCGTAATGTGGACAATTCTGAATTATCATTCCGCCTCCAACATCATATTTTTCCCCCAATCTAACATTACAATTTGAACAATAATATGTTGTAACATTTCCTTCTATTTCCCTTTTCAACATCTTTTCATCAATATACATATCTCATCTCTCATATTTAAACTTTTCTTTATACTTTTATCTTTGTATCTTACGTTATTTTTATCATCAGATTATACAACATACGATTTCTCTATATTTAGTAATATTATCTCAAACTTGAGAAAAATTATGCATGGAAATAGAATTCGAAAATAGAAAATATAAAATAGAAGATAATAAAAATAAAAATAAAAAAAACAATTAACTTAATATAGACTTAATGACTTCCAGCCAACAGGGTAACTAAAAACGTATACTATTTGATGTTTTTGACTTTGTGAATTATATTTAATTCTTTCTTCAATAAACAATATCACTACATCACTTTTCGGAATGATAGCATATTCAAATTCTCTTGTATTCTCATCAATATCATTAATATTCATCAATATCATTTCATACTCACCATAGATTTGTCTAATTTTTACATGCCCATCTTTCCCCTTGTGCTCTTTAATTATGAGATAGTATTTTGACTCATTTCTTCCCTCTTTTATCGACTGTTCTATTAATTGATTGATTTGTTCATCGGTTAATTTTTTCATCTTTTCACCAACATATTATATGTAAATTCTCCTTTATAAATTTTTCTCTCTCTTTTTACATCTCTATCTTTCGCCTCCATAATGCTAATTTATCATATTATGTATATGCCAAATCTGTCTACTGAATTTCTTTAACTCCTGCAATCAAAAA